AGCGCGAGGAGCGACCGATGAGCAAGTTCAATTCCGCCAACCTGGCCAGCGAGGTGCTGGGCAAGATCGGAAGCGGTTCCGCTGATGCCGACTTTGCCCGGGCCATCGAGGCCTGCTTGGACGCCGCCGGGCAGACCGGCAAGAAGGCCAAGCTGAAGCTGACCATCACCATCCAGCCCCGCGAGGAGCTGGGGTGCGTGGAGATGCGGGCCGACATCACCACCGCCTTGCCGAGGCTGCCGGCCCCTGCCAGCCAGTTCCATGTCGGCCCCAACAAGGAGCTGATGGACCAGACGACCTTCCTGTTGGGCGGCGGCAAGTCCGAGGCCCCGCAGGTGATCGGCATGCGCGAAACCACCCAGCCGGCGGTTCAGCCGGCACCGGCTCCGGCCCCGTTGGCCGAGGCTCCCAAGCCGCAGCCGATCAAGGGCTGACGGATCCACCGCTTGAACGAAAGAGCAACAACCATGCACGACAACATCCATACCGCCATCCAGGCGGGGCGTCAGCAGACGCAGGAGATCCACCAGTTCGGCTTCAAGCCCAGCGTGGCCATGCACCAGGAGTGCAAGCTGGTGCCGCTGGTGCCGGAAAAACTGCCGGATGGGCCGCGGTTTTTGACCGCGGATGTGATGTTCTATGAGCCGGATCAGTTCATCGCGTATCTGGAAAGCTGGCAGGACCAGGGGACTCGGGTGTGGTACAATGAAAAGGGCGAGTTCCAGGCCATCATTGATTTCCATCGTCCCCCTTTGTTGGATGATCCTACCGACAACCCCACCCCATCCACCGCTCGGTACGGAGATCATATCGCCAGACTCCACCTGCAAAGCTCTCCGGAATGGATGGCGTGGCTGGCGAAGAACGAGAAGCCGATGGGGCAGGTGGAGTTCGCGGAGTTCATCGAGGATCAGGCCCGGGACATCGTGACTCCGGATCCGGTGACGATGTTGCAGGTGGCAACCGGGTTGCAGGCCAACCAGAACTGTACGCTCAGGAGCGCGATCAATCAGGCCAATGGGTCTTTAACCCTGGCCTGGGATCAGCAGGTGGAGGGGCGGGTGCAGGGGTCGAATCAGGAGATCCCGGCGCAGTTCCAGATCGGGATCCGGCCCTTCGTGGGGTGCGCACGGTATCCGGTGGACTGCCGGCTGCGCTATCGGATCGACGGCGGCAAGCTGAAGATGCACTACAAGGCCCTGCATCTGGATGTGATCGCTGAGGATGCCCTGGCCAAGGTGGTGGAGCAGATCGCCAAGGAAACGGCGCTGCCGGTGGCCATGGGGGCGTGCAAGGTGGAAGCGATCAAAGCCGGGATGTGACGAGTTTGCCGGTCATGCTGGACTAGTGGCAGCGTTCCGAATAGGACCGCACCGTACCCAGCATGGCCGGCTTTGATGGCGCTGTGGCGCAGTGGTAGCGCGGCTGCTTCATGGGCAGAAGGTCGCAGGTTCGATTCCTGCCAGCGCAATATGGGCGAGAACAGCAAAATACCCTGGTGCGATCACACGTTCAATCCGTGGATCGGATGCACGCCGGTGTCGCCGGGGTGCGCGAACTGCTATGCCCGGCGAGAGTTCGATGACCGGCGCGGGATGGTGCGATGGGGATATGGGTTTCCGCGTCATCTGTGCAGGAGCACCTGGGATCTGCCGGAGCGGTGGAATCGAAAGGCCGAGCGCGACGGAACCAGGCCGCGGGTGTTCTGCGGGTCGCTGTGTGATGTTTTCGATGAGGAAGTCAAGGACGAATGGAAATATCGACTGTTCCATGTTATCAATAAGTGCCGGAACCTGCGCTGGCTATTGTTAAGCAAGCGTTCATTTGCCGCCAGAACCATTGTGAATGCCATGTATGGGCTGATGGACCTGGCACATGTGTGGGTGGGACTGTCCGTGGAAGATCAGCAGCGAGCCAATGTACGGATCAGGGAACTGCTGGAGATCCCGTGCGGTGGCAGGTTCTTGTCCCTTGAACCGCTTTTGGGACCGGTGGAGCTGAATCTGGGCAGCATACCGCACAGCGCGATCGATTGGGTCATCGCTGGGGGCGAGAGCGGTCCGGATGCCAGACCGATGGATCCGGAGTGGGTGCGGTCGCTGCGTGATCAGTGCGATGCCTTCGGAGTTCCGTTCTTCTTCAAGCAGTATGCCCAGGAAGGCCACAAGAGGCCGGAAGTCATTCCAGTGCTGGATGGGATGATCCATCAGGCGTTTCCGGAGGGGCTGCGGTGATCGACATTCAGACCATCGAGGAGTGCCAGGGTATTGGGCCGTCGAGATGGATGGCCCTGATCCTGGTGAGCGGACTGCTGGTGTGGGCTGGTCGCTGGTCGGTCAGGCGGTCTACAGCCATGCAGACGGCCAGGAAATACGAGAAAATCATAAAAACCATCATGAGGGAGTGGCCATGAGTTACCGCCTGATGATCGGTGATGCCATGGAGCAGTTGCGCACATTACCGAATGAGTCGGCAAAGATGGGATATGAGAGATGAGCACACGCGCCCTATCCCTGGCCTGGGACTTCCCGTGCCAGACGATCGCTGAAAAGCTGATCCTGGTGCTGCTGGCGGATTACGCCGACGAGGCGTTGAGCTGCTGGCCATCGGCCCAGCACATTGCCGAGTGCTGCGGGTGCGATGAACGAACCGTGCGCCGGACGCTGGATCGTCTGGTGGAGCGGAGGGCCATCGAGGTGGAGTCTCGGCCGGGAAGGACCAAGCGGCTGTTCCTGGTGGTGGATGAACTGCTGCGGTGTAGCGACGATACGCGCAAGAGACGGGCGGAAATCAGGTCCAGCATCGAGAATCGGCGTCGGACAGAATGTCCGGAGAAGGATGGACCCCGGACATTGACGCCCGAACCCCGGACATTGACGACCGAACCCCGGACAGAGGCACCACGGACATTGACGACCGAACCCCGGACATTGACGACCGAACCCCGGACAGACCCCGGACACACCCCGGACACACCCCGGACAGACCCCGGACAAGCTTTGTCCGACGATCCGGATCCGGATCCAGATCCGGAGGGGGAGGAGGGGAACACCCCCCCACCCCCAGGAAATGGTCAGGCGGGGAAGACACCGGAGAGCGAGACGGAGATCCTGGAGAGATTGCGCCGGCATGGTGCAAGGTTTGTGGACCAGGACAGGCCGGAGTGGCTTGGACTGGTCGAGGCCTGGGGGTTCCAAGCGGTGCAGGCTGCGGTGCGGACCGAAGCGCATCGGGCGCGGTGCGGCAGAGAGTCCGACACGCGGGTCAGAGCCATCCGGCAGCGGTTGACCGATGACGCCGTGGCCCAGGAGCAGGCCCAGGCTGCTGCCGTGCGGGCAGAGTTGGCCAGGGAGGCAGAGGCCAAAGACAGTATCGCCAAGCAGGAGGCCGAGCGACGGGAAGCAGAGTACCGGGAGCAGGCGCAGCAGGCGGCACAGGATCGGTTGACCATGGCGAAGGGGATACTGGACGACATACGGGCGATGGAGATCCCTGACGAGATTTTCGGCCGGTGGATCGAACCGCTGCGGAATGGCGTGGAGGAAGGGGTAGTCCCGCCAATGGCCCTGTTGCAGGTCCGGGATCGGTTGCAGGAGATCGCTATGAAAACGGTGCCGGCATGATCCCGCAAACGCCAAGGACGTGTGAGCATCTGGTCAGGTGGTGCTGGTGCTACCAGCACAGCGAGATCGTGCCCAGGTCGCAGGAGGTCCGATTCGCCATCGCGGTGTATCAGATCAGCCAGGGGCTGTCCTGGCCGGGCGGGCCGGTGGCGTGGCAATCATACTGCTCTGCGGCAATGCATGCGCTCATGGTAGGGGCTGCGCATAGTCTGTCTCTGAGCGAAGACCTTCCGGAGACGTTGGATCAGATCCCGGATAGCTTCGCCGGGTGGCGGGATCTGATGCGCTGCCTAGGCGACGTGCAACAGCAGGTGGTGTACCACCTGCACCTGAATGTCTTCACCACCCGCAAGTCACGGCACTGCCCGTACATCCTGCGCCTGCGGCTGGTGCGGCTGGTGGGGAAATTGTTCAGCCTGGTGCCACCGGAGGCGCGGGAACAGGGGTGCTTTGATGAGATGGTGATCTTGACGAAGGATTTGATCAAGTCGCCCAACGTCAAAGATGACGGGGCAGGCGCGTCGCCTGCTCCCGTCCATCGAATTGTTGGGCCGAGTCAGGTTGGACCGTGAATCACTATTTTCTTTTTCGGACGGCCACCCTTCTTGCCGTTGGCCTTGGCGGCAGCGGACTTGACGGTGGACTTTTTTTTGCCGCCTTTTTTACCGATTGTGCTCAGATACGATTTGATGGGGTCCATGGGTCACTCACCGGCCGGGCGGTAATAGGTCCAGCACTCACCGGTTTCCGTGACGATCCCGTCCATGCGCCAATCGACCAGGCCGAACCGTTCCGCGATGGCGGACTCGATGCGATCCCTGGTGACGATGCTGAGGTCACCATAGCAACCGATGTAGTCTATTTCGATCATCACCGTGTCGTACAGGTCACCATCGCTGTCGCGGTCGGCGGGGCCATGCTTGTAAATACGGGCGGATTCGATGATGGACTCTGCAACATCATCAACCTGATCTTCAATCACACTGTGCGCAGAACAAACGGCAATCGCAAAATAACTCCCACTTTTATTACAAACATTTTCACGGTCATCCTCTCCGAGTCCGTCGCACAGAGCATCAAGATCATTTTCTTGCCACTCGCGGTTTATGAGCTGGGTCAGGTCGTGGGAAGCTGGCCATGCCGCATAATATTCTGCGGATGCCTTCCCAATTTCTTCGGCCCGGCTTTCAAGAGAGGCGATAGTGGCTGGTGTCATGGCTGGCTCCTAGGGCACGCGGCCCGCTGGGGTGATGAGCGAAGTATCCCAAGCCGCTTGGGTTTGTCAAGAGAAGAAATCAACCATGAGTTCCTACGGGGGTCGCATGTCTGAAGCTCCGAAAACCCTGGACGACCTGCGCTTGGCCTTCGAGCGCGACAAGCGCCTGAAGGACTCGTCGCTGTCCAAGTACCGCCGGCAGCTTCGTCTGTGGGATGCCCGGATCGGGACCACGATCGAGGCGCACCTGGCCTACACCACCAAGGACATGGGGGCCTATCTGGACGAGCTGGCCGGGCGGTTCAGCCAGCGCACCGTCCGCTGGATGATGAGCATCATCCGGAGTTGGGACACCTGGCTGTATGAGGAGTGCCTGATCCCACGGCAGCGGTGGAGCCGCCGGCTGGCCAGGGCATACCCGGTGGACCAGGAGGCGATCACCAGGGCCAACGGCGTGCGCGAGGCCCTGACGCTTTCCGAGGCATCGGACATGGTGGCCTGGTGCCGCAAACGAGGCGGGGTGCGTGGTCTGGCCCCATTGCTGGGTTTGCTGGGCGGGATGCGGTCGGCCGAGATCGCTGACATGCGGCCTGCAGATTGGATGCGGGACCACGATGGCCGGCATTGGCTGCGGGTGCGAAAGGGCAAGGGCGGGAAGACGCGCCGGGTGGAGATCAAGCACCCGGATCTGATCGAGGCCTGGGCCGAGGCCAGGAAGGCGCGTGGGAAGCGCGGATCCCAGCGGATGCTGGGGAACGGGGTGACGGCCCGGTCGGTGCAGCGGTGGGCCAAGGAAGCCCTTACCGCGGTTGGCCGCAAGGAATTGGCCAGCCATGACTTGCGTCGGAGCTTCGTCACGCTGTCCATGGAGGTTGGGGCGGATCTAGATGCGCTGCGGCGGCATTGTGGTCACACGAACATGGAGACGACGCTGCGGTGCTATGTGGTGCGGGAGTTGAAGCTGCCGGCGATCCCGACGCGGGAAAACGCGAATGTCGTACAACTCGCAGTTATGTCACCCAACCCATCCATGTGTGTGACCGATAACAAAGACCAAAAAACGACCCCAAAGCCACAAGTCGTTTGGAGAGCGTGACTAAAAAAGTCCGGACAAGGGACTAATAATGCGCGCGGATTGATTTTCATAAAAACGCCTTGTTTTACGAAGGGGACACAATGAGCGACAGATTGAGCAGACGGGAGAAGCGATTCGTAAAGGCCTACAATCGATGGGGTAACCTACGGGTGGCAGTCAGGGAGGCCGGATACGCGGTCGGGAAAACAGGAACAGTTGCGGCAATGGATCGACTGGCGGCCAAAATCATGAAAAAAGTCCGGGTGCAAAGTGCGACAAGAGCCAAACGACGGATGATGGCCCTGCCGGACTGGCGGATCGAGGCGGGAGTGATCGCCGCATCCATCGCACAAAGTGAGCTGGGGCAAGACGAATGGAAAAAGCGACTGGAGGAAATTTTGAAAATCGACGTGATGCTGTACCGTCAATGGAGTAAATACTGTAATACGAAGGATAAGAAAGCCCTTAGGATACTCATCCTGCGACTGCTGTACGCGGGGAAGGAGGAATAATGCCCAAGACAAGACGGTATCTCAGCAAACGAGAAGACGCCTTTGTGACTGCGTATGTCAGGTGCGGAAATGGTACACAAGCAGCAAAAGAGGCAGGATACTCAGGGAAAGATGATACCCTCGCCAGAATCGCCAGGGCAAACCTGAAAAAATCGAGGATACGCGAGGCAATCAAGGCCATGCGCCAGGAGATCGAGGACAGGGAAGCCAAGATCCTGTCCCTGGTGCGGGGGAAGGAGTGGCTGACGAGGGTGGTCCTGGGAGAGGAAAAGACGGTGGTGGATGGGCCGGAGGGTCCGTCTGTCCGGCCGTTCTCGGATGCGTCCAGGGTCAATGCCTTCAAGGCCCTGTCGGAAACCATGGGGTGGAAGGTCGAGCAGGTGAAGATGAAACACTCCGGGAAGGTCGGAGTCGAGGGTGAGGTGACGGCCAGGGTCGAGGTCGTGGTGCCGGCAAAGCTCACCCGCGAGGAGTGGGACAAGCTGTGGGGGAAGAAAGAGGAAGAACCTAAAAAAGAGAAAGAGAAAGAGAATCCCAAATGAGCAACGACATGGTACACAAAATGGCAAGAGCAATCGCCGGATTTATGATGTTGGAATGGCCACCAACGGAAGAACATATTAATATGTTGGTTATAGAAATAACAGCATTAGAAAAAATGGCGCCAGATGAGGGCGCCGTGAAGGCATCTTTAGAGGCGCTGCATGTCTTGAGAGAGTACATGATGACATATGACCCGAAAATGAATTGAAAAAAAATGCCCGTCTGGACCCCGCTCCCTCGTCAGGCCATCTTGCTGTCATGCCCCATCGGGGACGTTGCTTTTGGGGGAGCACGCGGGGGCGGGAAGACGGATGCCCTGATCGGGGACTGGATTGCCCATGAGCGGCAGTACGGGGAAGCGTGCAGGGGGCTGCTGGTGCGCAAGACCCTACCGCAGCTTGCCGAGATCATCGAGCGGTGCAGGCAGTTGTTCACCAGGCTGGGGGCGTGGGAAAATGTCCAGGAAAAGACCTGGCACTTCCCGTCCGGGGCGCTGATTCGGCTGCGCTACCTGGAAACGACGAAGGATGCCGAGCAATACCAGGGGCATGGATATACCTGGATCGGGGTAGATGAGGCCGGCAACTATGCCAAGCCGGACGTGATCGACCTGCTGAATGGTGCGCTCCGGTCGGCGGCCGGGATCCCGGTGTTTTTCCGCCTGAGCTGCAATCCCGGCGGTGCGGGGCATGCCTGGATCAAGGCCAGGTACATCACCCCCGCGGATCCAGGCACGGTCAATGTCGATGCCCATGGGATCGAGCGGGTTTTCATTCCGTCATTCCTGGAGGACAACAAGTACCTAAACACGCCGGAGTATCGAAAGCGGCTGGCCGGGGCTGGGCCGGCGTGGCTGGTCGAGGCGTGGCTGAAGGGCAACTGGGACGTGCAGCCGACCGGCGGCATTTTCGACGTGGATAAAATCAACTTCGGGAAGGTGCAACCGCCGCTGGACTACCTGATCCAGGGCTGGGATACGGCCTTCACAGAGAACACGCGCAACGATGAGTCTGCGGGACTTACCGGCGGCAGGGCCGCCAACGGTCAGTACTGGCTGATCGGGCTGGAGCATGGCCGATGGATGGTAGACGTGGTGGCCATGAAGATCATCAAGGCTCGGCAGGCCTATCCCAACGTGTGGCGGATCTGCTGCGAGGGTGGGCCGGCCGGACTGGCCGTGGATCCCCTGGTGCGGCAGTGGTACAGCGAGAGCGGTGAGCTGGCGTGCTGGTCGCTGGTAAGCCACATGCACGACAAGGTAGCCAAGAATCTGGCCTTCGCGGCAGCCGTGAACCAGGGACTGGTGTGGGTGCCCAAAGGAGCCTCCTTTTGGCCGGATTTGCGGGATCAGATGATGATCTTCACCGGGGAAGATGGGAAACCGGATGACCTGGTGGATGCCGGTGGGGTGCTATTTCGGGAGTTCGACCGGATCATGTCGAGCAATGAGCGGCCGACGCAACCGCCGGAACTGACGCCACGGTCGGCAGCGGATCGGCCCAGGCCGAAGACCATCACCGTGGATGCAGGACCAAAACTGATGTGGAGGGGCAGATGAGCGACTTCAGCAACCAGGAAATCCATTGCATGCTGGACGGGTCTAGACTCGAAAACCAAAGCCTGAAACAACAACTGATCATGCTGAATAATGAACATGAATCCCTGAAAAGAATGTATATGAGATTGCTAAATAAAAAGGATGGGGCGTTGGCAACAGGGGAGAAACGCATCATAGAAAATAAAAACGTTACCAAATTGAGTCGAAGGACGCTGGCCGAAAGAATCGTGGCCATGGGGGTGAAGACGATACGAGAAGCGCAGAAAATGGATCATGTCATGCTGGATGCACTGGATGCGATTGAAGGCATGCCAAATAATAAACCGGTTTTTGACATAAAACCAAACACGCCTGGCGACGGCCGGATCTTGCGGAAGGCATGCCGATGATCGACAAAACAGAACGATTCCTGGACGCCAAGAGCGTGGCGGAAATGCTGGACGTGTCTGCCAAAACGGTACGCAAGTGGATCGCAAAGGGGACGCTGCCCAGCTACCAACTGCCGGGCAGTCGGGTGCATCGGGTGGCCTATCTGGACGTGATCGGGGCCATAAAGGGACATAAAGGGTCATCAAAGGACATTGCCAAGCGAAAGGAGGATGCGTAGCCTGGGGGGATGCCGGGACCGCTATCTCGTGTTATCGCAGAGCACAGGACCGAGGCGGATCCTCATCCCGGTTTGATCGTCGCCATGGCTGAGCTGATCGCGCAGGCCTTGGCCGGCTGGACGCCTGAGGAGCTGGAGCACTCGGGGCTGGTGGGTCTCGATCAAGACGATCATCCGCAGTACCTGACCATGATGCGGGCCGTGGCCCGGTTCGCGGAAACGTCGCACGAACACCAGCACGGAGGTCTACTGGGCCTGGGGAGTGATGATCACAGGCAATATCCAGATTTGCGACGTGTCGTAGTTGACATCGACAACGGAACTGTGGTCATAGATATAGACGTGGATACCCCACAATACGTAGAGGCAGCATGACTGCCGCATCAGTAACCCCAGGAGCAGGGCGGGTGCCGATAGCGGACGGGTCGGCAAAAATAAACCCGCTATGGCTCGGAACGTCACAGGCGTTTCAGATGGGCAGCCTGGTAATCGGGACGGACCCGACTGGGTCGGAACTGCTGCGGGCGGGAGGGGCAATAAAGCTCGGTTCAGTGACAGTATACACGTCTCACGCACTTACATCGTCAACACAGGGAGATATGCTAAAATGGGCTGAGTTTGGATATGGCAATTATTCTGCCTTGAGGCTCGGCCTATCGGACCGCGACATTGCCTTGGGTGTAAACCCGGCAAGCGTAGCAGGCGGGTCATTCAGCGGTAATGGAACGGAAATATTAGTAAACCGAAATATAAAATTTTTGCAGCCAAATGCGGGAAGCGCGGATTGGGAAATGGCGTCTATTGTTGTTGGAGGCATACGGATAGGAGCAGACCCCGGCGGTACTGAGGAACTACGAATCACTGGCGCGATTCACAACACTGGTATCATCAAGTGCGACAATACCACCGACGCCACCGGTCCAACTGACACCAGCGCCTCGATCAATACGGCTGGTGGTGGGGCGTTTGCGAAAAAGATCTTCAACGGAGATACCACCGACGCCACCGACAAAGACACCGGCTCCATCGTCACCGAAGGCGGCATCGCCGCGGAAAAGTCCATCTTCGCCGGTGGCGACCTGAAATGCAGCGGCGTCATCAAAATCGACGGAACCCAGGTACTCAAAAAGCAGCAAGCCGCCATTGCTGATGAATCAACCGCTGACGCCTCTGATCTGGCTACAGCAATCGCATTGGTCAACGCGCTAAAGTCGAAGCTGAACACGGTCCTGGCGATGCAGCGTACCCACGGCTTTATTGCCACCTGAGGCACACCATGATCGACGACCCAATCCAATCAGCAACACCTGCCGAATCCCGCCTGGACCTCGACCGCGTCGAGTACCGGCTCAAAGACGGCCTGGACCGTCTGGACCTCTACTACAATCTCGTCCCGGTCACCGCCACCGGCCAACCCTGCGGCGACGCCACCCGCAAGCATCTGGTCGTGCCGCTCAACGCCGAAATCAAGAATGAAGTCATCGACGAAATCAAGGTCGCCGATGCCCTCGCCGTACTCCGCAAACTCGCCAAGCGTCAGATCAAGAACAAGGAACAATAAACGTGACAACCCAACCCCATAAACTGACATCTCAGGTTGCACAGTGGTTTGATGAGCTGGCGCAACGCCTGGGAAATGGATGTGTGAAATCAGCTTCTTGTAAGGAAATGAATCAACTGCTGGCCGTTCTGGATCAAGCCCTTCTTGAGAAATCCACCGCCGAGAACGAAAAACCAACCCAACTCCCGAAAGGAGACTGACATGTCCGCTGACCCTGCCATGGGCGTCGCCCCAGTACGGCCCTGCCAACCCGATGATATCGATGTGGTCAACATCGGTACGGAGAACGAATACCCCCTGGTCATGAAGACCAATGACGTCGAGCGGATGCGAATCACCGCCGCTGGGGTGGCCACCACGTTTCCGGTCCTGGGAACGGCAACGGTGTCTGCGGTTGGAGCAGCAGCTCCAGCCGTGGCGCAATGCTTCGGTGCCGTGGCCACCGAAGGATTACAGATCAAAGTCATTGATGAGACGATTTCGTTCGCAGGAAACGCCGCTCTCTACAAGGCAATGACCACGCCCATACCGGCCGGGGCTGTGATTTTGGCGGTGCAGGCCAATGTCCAGTCCGCTTTGACCGGTGGCAGCACCACGGTCAAGGTTGGCCTGGGTCCGAACGCCAGCGACCCCGACAAATACGGCAAAACTTCGGCACTGACCAAGAACGCAAAGATCAGCACCATCCCCACCCATGCCGTACTGGCCAGCCAGGAGGCCATCGACGTGTGCGCCTGCGCCACAGGTGGTGGGGCCGGTGATACGGCCCTGACCGTGGGCAGTGTGCGGGTGCGGATCGTCTATGCCGTGCCTACCGACCTGGCCGACGCATAAACCCTGGTCGGATCTGGGACGAAAACGCGACATGAATGAACTGCTGACCATCGGGGGTCCGATCGCCGGAGCTATGACTCTGGCGATCGTGGCCCTGTGGAAAAAGGTCTGCGACATCGCCAAGGCGCAGGCCAAGATCCAGGCCGAACGGGTGACGGATTCCAAGGACTTTGCCCAGGCGATCCGTGAAAACAGCGAGCGGATGACGAAGGCGCTGTGTGATGCCACGTCGACCAATCGGGAGTTTGCCACGACCCTGCATGCCCTGGTGAAGGCGATCCGCTGCTGCCCGCTGAGGTCGGATGATGACCACGAGCATCCGGCCCATCCGGCGGCCCAGATTGATACCGAGGCGCTGATGAAACGGGCGAGGGCCTGAGCATGGGACGCCTGGTGCTTTTGGCGATCTGCATCCTGTTTTTGGGATCGACCTGCCCGCCCCGCGAGGTGGTGGTGGTCAATGGCACCGACAAGCCGGTGCCGACCGCTCCCATGGGGGAATCGGTCAGCGATGGCCAGGGAGGGTTGCGGCACAACCCAGGCCTGGGTCCGATTCCGTCCAAGCCCTGGCTGACGCCCACCGGCATGAGCGGATGGTCCTGGCTGGAGATCGGGCTGGGGATCGCGTCGGTGCTGGGCATCCCGGCTGCCGGTGCGGCGGCCCTGGCCCTGCGCCGGGCCAAGGACGCCATGGGGTCGGTGGTCGATGCGGTGGAGGCATTGCCGCCGGAGACGGCGGAACCGGTCAAACGGGCCATCGCCCGCAAGACGGCAGATCAGCCAGCGTTCGCCAGGTTCGTGAAGCGTCGGACGAAGAAGGGATGAGCATGGAACCCCCTGATCCTGCGACGGACATGGTGGCCACGGCATCCCCGAAGAACGAGGTCCGCGAAGGTCCGGAGCATGTGCGGCAGTCGATCAAGAGATGGCTGGCCGAGGCGCGGGTGCCGGCGTGGATGCAGACCGCCTGGAACCGCTGGGAGAGCGACCGGAAGTATCTGCATACCACCCTGTTCTATGAGGATGCCCCCAACACCTTGGGGGTGAACCTGGCCGGGCGGATGATCCAGACCAAGCTGGCCAAGATCATCCCGACCGAAACGGATCTGTCGGTGCAGTCGGAACGCTCGCCGGGGTCGGTGGATGTGGTGCGCAAGGATGCCATCCGGAACGCATCCACACGACAGGTGATGGCGGGGTACACCGATGCGAGGGAACTGATCCAGGCTGCCGATAAGGCCGAGGCTGATTTCCTGTTGGAAGTCGAGGCCAAGGAACGGATCGCGGAGTCGTCCGAGTGCCTGGGGGCGAAGCTGGGCAAGGAGATGGGGCTGACGGAACTGTCGATCCCGGCCGCGCTGGGGATGTTCACCGTGGGCCTGTCGATCTTCAAGATCCAATGGGGACAGGACTGGAAGCGCACCGCCACCGGGTCGATGCGCCGGACCAGCGAGGATCAACTGGCCCTGTTGGCCCTGCGGTCGGCTGAGTATGCGGCCGGCATCTTCAGCGATCAGGACGACCAATACACCGAGCTGATGCAACTGACCGACTACGCCCGGAAACGGGCGCAGCGGGTGTCCATGGGCATATCGAGCGATCCACGGCTGAGGATGGACCAATGGGACGGCCTGGCCGCCATGCCGAAGGGAGAGGTTCCCCAGCGGGAACTGCTGCCGGAGCCGGACGTATGGGAAGGCCCGATCCTGGATCTGCTGCGGCCGGAAAACCTGCGCTGGGATTGGTCGGTGCCGTTCAGCCAGATCGACCGGGCTGCCTGGGTCCAGGAACAGGTGCCCATGCACATCGACCTGGCCACTGCCCAGTTCGGGCTGACGCCGGCTGAACGCGACCAGATCATGGCCAAGGCCAGCGACAACGAGCGCGACACGACCGGACGCAGCATCCGCGACCAGGCGGAAGCCGCGGATCCGGATGCCAGCACCTATGAGGACCGGATCCAACGCGGCAAGATCATTGTGTGGGACCGGTATGACCGCCTGACCCATCGGCATGTCATCTTCATCGAGGGGTTGGATCGGCTGCTGGTGGATGAGGTCCCCGACGTGATGCCGGCCTGGGGACACCCATATGTGGGGGTGTCGGCCAACGATTTCGATGGGGCCATGGTGCCGCGGTCGGACGTGTCATTCATCCGCAAGATCAACGATGCCATCAACCAGAAGCTGACCGATGGGCAGGAGTCGCTGTGGGCTTCGATGAAGCGGTATCTGTACAAGAAGGGATCCATGGATCCGGGCGAGCTGGAAAAGCTGATGGGTGCCCGGCCCCATGATGCCATCGAGGTCAAGGACCCGGCAGGCATCAAGGAGGCGATGCGGGAAATCGCATCGGATGACTGGAACCCGGCGAAATACGACCTGGAACAACTGTTCCGACTGCTGGAACTGGTGATGGGCATGAGCCTGTCGGAGCTGGGCGTGGTGAACACCGCCCGGTTCGCCACCGAGGCGCAGATCGCCAACGACAACAGCCAGGCCAACGATGGCCGGCATGCCCTGGCCATGGCCACGGCTTGGAAGCGGATCTTTGAGGCAGCCCTGTCCATGGCCAATGTGTTGTTGCCAGAGAAGACCGTGCGCTGGCTGATCGGGCAGGCGGCGTTCTGGCCACCGGCCCCAACCCGTGATGACCTGTTGCGCACGCTGTCCATCACCGTGAACGCGGCCGGCAGCAAACGCGCCGCCCGGGCGCAGGCGGCCAGCTCCATCAATGATGCCATGGATGCCCTGACCAAGGCCTTCGATCTGAAGGAGCGTGGCGACCGTATCGGGGCTGAGGTGAACATGGCCCCGCTGATTTCTGCGATCCTGCGCACGGTGGACGTGCCGCAGGGGGCTCGGCAGTTGGTCAAGTTCAGGTCAGCCCTGGCCCAACCACAACCCACCATCCCCGGTCTGCCAGCACCTGCCGGCAATCCGGCCATCGCTGGCGCGTTGCCGGCACCGGCCAATCCGGGAATACCGTCAACCATGCCTTGACGGAGGAACCATGCCTGATAGCAATGCAGAACAGACCAGCCCAGCCGAAGGCGACACGACTCCCCAAGTCGATGCCAGCGAACCGGAGGGGACCGAGCAGGCCGCGATCGGCGGTAGTTCGGATGCTGAAGCGACCGCGAACGGCGGGGAGCAGCCGGCCAAACGGGAGAGCGAGAGCAGCACCACCCCCCAACCTGGCGAGGCAGATGCCGAGCTGGAAGCCTTCTTGAAGGAAGGCAGCGATGGGGAGGCACCCACCACCGAGCAGCCAGCGGAACCGTCGCAGGCTCTTGATCCGGAGGGCGAGCAGAAGGCACCCACGCCCCAGCCGCCGGAGAAGGACGAGAGCGATCCGACGCCCGAGGAACTGAAACGGGGTCACGTCCCGGTCAAGAAGCTGACAAGGGCCTTGGAGGCCCGAAAGCAGTCGAAGGCCGAGGTCGAGAAACTGACGAAGGAATTGCAGCGGGAGTCGGCTTTCACCGACAAACTGCTGGAACGCTTCGATCAGGTCGGGGTGCCGCCCGAGGAGCTGGCGACGTTCCTGGTCCGCCTGCACAAGGCCAAGACCGGAGACACGAGCGCCCGATCCGAGCTGGCAGCGTTCATCGGTGAGCAACCCGCCGCCGATGGATTCACGGAGCAGGAGGTTGCGGCGGCCCTGAAACGGGCAGCGACCGAAACCTTCGATGCCGATCAGGAACTGGCCGCCCTGAAAGCGGCCAAGGCCGAGCGCAGGAAGGCGGACACGCCACCACCACGCAAGGCCGATATACCGCCGAAGCGGGATGCCCGCACGGTGGATCCTGAGATCCTGGCGCTGAAAGCGGAAATCGCAGGAATGGGGAAGACCCTGAAGGCGACCCACGGCCAGAAGGTGGCCGCGGACATCGCTGAAAAGGTCGAGACGGCCGTCCAGCAGAAAATGGACGAGCTGGAAGACATGGGCGTGGTCATCACGCCGAAGGTGCATGCGAACGCCTACCGGAAGGCCTTGGGATCGGAGCTGGCACGACGCAGCCAGACGCGACCCGCCGCACCGCGCACTGTGCGGCCCGCACGACTCGCTCCACCCGCTCAACCCATGACCGCAGACCAAGAGTTTGAGGCACTCCAGCGGGGAGAGATCGAGTAAGACCCCAAGGAATCAACCATGGCAGCCATCATCGGCTCCAATCAGGCCGCCCGTCTGGCCGGCCTTGCCCGCAAGAAGGTGCTGGAAAAGCGTTTGACCAAGACTGGCCAGATGCCCCGGCTCATGTACGACTTCATGCAATCACGCAAGAAGACCACCCAATTCACCGGCGACGGGGTGCTGATCGGCATCAAGGAGCCGGCCTACAACATCGCCGGGCAGGAATGGTCCGGTTCGGACAGCCTGAACAACCCCGTCGAGGTCCAGAACACCCTGTGGACCACGTTCTCCAGTTCCAATTTCTTCAACGCCATCAAATGGGGATTCGATGACCTGCGCAAGGTCAGTGGCGTCACCATCCTGCCCAATGACAACGGCAAGAGCCTGGATGCCCGCGCCGTGCGCCGTGATCCGTCGAGCGAGCGGGTGCTGTACAACCGCTTGACCGAAGACACCCAGAGCTGGCTGGCCCGCAACATGGACCTGTTGGATCTGCGCATGCACCGGCAGGGATCCAGCTCCAAGGGCCTGTACGGCCTGAACGGTATCCTGCCGATCAGGAACTACGGCTATTACGGTGGCGCGGTGGCCGGCAGTGACGGCCTGAACCGTGGCACCGTGCGCGGGGTCCAGCATGTGCTGTTTGCCGGTGCCAGTGGCAACATTGCCGGCTGTCCGTGGATGGGTCCGCGTGGCACCACCGGATCGAGCGGAACGCTGTTGACCCAGCTCAAGAAGTTCTTCCGCCAGGTGCGCGTGGCGGCCCGGATGAGCGGACTGCCCAGGGGCAATTTCCGCTGCTTCGCCGGCCAGGGCTTTTTGGACAAGCTGGGCGCACAGATCGAGCTGAAGACCGCCTTCCAGACCGAGGCCACCAACGATGTGGGCAAGGTGCAGGCCTTCCTGACCGATGAGCGACTGGGCCTGGGTGCCAAGGACATGAGCCTGGAATGGGACAACACCCTGGACGAGATGGATACCGTCGCGTCCAGCGAAGTCGGTGTGGGCATGTCGCAGCTCACCCTGACGTTCAGCGGTGGCGGCAGCCCGACCCGGTTGCCCCAGGCCATCGCCTATGTGGCGGCTGATGGGACCATTGCCGGCGTGTCCGTGACCGATCCTGGTGAAGGTCTGACCGCGGCCCCGTCCATTGCCATCGGCAATGCGGGAAGCGGAACCAACGGTTCGATCACTTGCACCGTGTATAGTGCATCGAGCGGGGCAGGCCTGACCCAGGTGGACGGAGATGACGTGCGGATCGGTCGTCTGGCCACCGTGACCATCGCCAATGCCGGCAGTGGTTATCCGACCACCGGCATCGCGGCCCCGTTCACCGATCGCATGTACTGCCTGTACGAACCGAGCTGGGACTACCTGGTCCAGGAGGGGCTGGACGAGTTCCTGAGCGTACCGTGCGATCAGCCGCGCCAGCGTCTGCTGGAATCGCAGTTCGATCACACCGACTGCCTGACCTGCAACTGTCCGCGAGCCAACGGCGTCTTTGTCGCCGCTGACTCCTGACCTGACCTTGACGGGGCCATGCCTTGACCCAACCCCGTCATCACCAGCACCCGGCCGGGGGCAGCGTGGCATGGACGCGCCCCGGTCGGGGGCCTTGACCAGAAAGGAAGCACCATGCGCTTCCAAGTCCACAAGATGGAAGTCCATTCCGGGGGAACCCGGGTGTTCTACCCAATCCCCGCCTATGAGATGCCCATCATCCGGGCGGGATGGCCCGCATCCGCACACATCACCACCGAGAAGCATACCTCGGTGATGGAACGTCCGCAGACCCCCCTGGAGGAGTTCGGACGCCTGTGCGGCGATTACAAGGCCGAGGTGGTGCGGACGGTCTATCCGGGACCGGAGGCCCTGGCGGCGGCCATGCAGCGCGAGGCTGAGGCCACCGCGGAGTACGAGCGGGCCGACCAGGCGCGCATCCAGCGCGATCTGATCGCCCAGGAGAAGGCCGCCAAGGCCAAGGGCAAACTCAGCGAATGACCTGACCGATCGGAGGGGCCATGCCGGCAGCGACCCGTATGACCGTAGCCAGGGCCATCGCCAAGGTGAAACAACGCCTGGGCCTGGTCGATGACGACGTGGCCAACCCGCTTCTGGATGCCGAGATCCTGGGCCGGCTGAACGCTGCCCAGGACGACCTGGCCGTGACCCATACCTACCTGCGCCAGGCGCGGGTGGTGGAGAAGGCGGTGGCCGGTGGTCAGCGGTTCGTGGATCTGCCGGCGGATTGCCTGCTGGGGCAGCCTGACCATGTGGAATGGTCGGACGGGACGACCCGCACGGTGCTGACGGCTGGCATTGACCGGCGCGAGCAGCCCACGCCGACCGGGTGGCCGCAGAAGTATCAGATGACCGCCACCACCGGATTGATCGGGGTGACGGTGGACAACGGGGGCAGCGGATATGCCGATGATGATGCCGTGGTGGTGTCGGGGGGAACCCGGGCCACCTACGGCCATGATCCGGTGCTGACCCTGGTGACGGACGGCGGGGCCATCGAGAGCGTGACCATCGAGGACTGCGGGGCGGGATGGAGCGGGGTGCCGACCCTGACGCCAGGCGGTGGATCGTCTGCGGTTCTGACGGCGGAGCTGGGACCGGTGCAGGTTATGGAGCTGTGGCCCGATCCGGGCGCGGGGACCATCCGCATCGAGTACCGGTCAGCGGTGAGCGACCTGGAGGAGGAAACCGATACCCTGGCCCTGGATCCGGTGGCGGTGATCGGCCGGGCCGCCTGGGCCATGTGCAACGACAAGGACAAGGCGCAGAAACTGCTGGCCGAACACACGGCCTACCTGGAATCCTTCAAAGCCAGCCAGCAACCGGGCAGAACGTTCAGCCTGAGCGCCTGGCGGCGGGATGGGTGGGAATGATGCGTCCGGCCCGGATCCGGTGCCCACGGGGCCAGGAGGCCCGGTATGCCCAGCGGTTGACGCTGGGGCAGCGGGTGGCTCCGGGTCTGGTCGGGGGTCGGGAGTATGTGCGGGGCGCGGATCAGGTCGCGGTGGTGGTGCTGGGATCAACGACCATCCAGAAGACCGCCGGGGGCGGGGATGGGGCGGTGGTGCGGCTGGCCACCGAGGCGACGACCTATGCCCTGCGGGTGACGGCCAGCGAGGGCATGACGGTGCGGTATCCATCGGGACAACTGGTGGCGGTGCCGGCCGGGGTGCAGACGGACCTGACGGTGGCCTTGTCGCCGGGGGACAACTGGATCGAGATGCTGGGGTCGGGGCTGCATGCCCTGGCCCTGGTGGTGCGGGTGGTGTGGGCGTTCAACCCGAGTTCGCCGAGGCTGCCTGAGGTGGTGACGCCAGCGGTGTTCACCATCCAGAGGACGGATGGCGGTAGCAGTGTGGAGGCGACGGTGGTGACGGTGGATGGGACGGCGAAGGCCGGGACTGACTATACCGGCGTGAGTACGACCATCAGCGTGCCGGCGGCGGGGGCCACGGTGAGCGTGGCGATCATCAACCGCAGTGGCACCCAAGGGAATCGCAGCTTCAAGGTCAGGGCCACCGTGACCGGGAGGGTGCTGTGATCGAGGCGACGGGGACAATCTTCGATGTCATCGCGCCATATTTCATCTGGCATTATGTCAGTGGTGACACGTCAGCGCCAGAGGCTAGTTATAGCGTGGGCTATGGGTGCGACGCATCCACTACCATAGTTACCGCAACGCTGACCATTACAGGTCCTGGAGGCACGCAGGTCATCAACTTGCTGCCAACTCCGCCGGAATATGTGGCGATTGGAAGAATCGGGGCGCACACGTTGACGGCCGAAATCATCGACGGCTATGGGCAAAAAACCACAAACGTGATCAACCACACCAGGATAATGCCAGTCTCGTTGACGGTAGGAACCGGGTTGACCCAGGACAGTTGTGCAGCGTACTATCCAGTTACTGCTCTGCCAAATTATGGAGCCATCCAGGTCCTTGCGCCAGCCGCAGGACCGGAATTGAACTGCAAGGGCGCTGGGGCGGGATGGTATGTCCCTTCTAACTATCCATATTATCCTCGTTGCGGAGATCGAAACATCACGCTGAGTGGCCTTGTTGACGGATCTACCCCTGGGCAACATGTTGACATTCAAGTCGGAATATGGTCAGACGACGCCAGCCATGGAGGGCTTGACGTAGAGCATGCCTGCACCTGCCAGCCGCATTATGATTATGTGTATCATTACTGGGATGGTTTCCCTGGATATGGACCGGATGAAAACCTGCATACCGATTACGAATCCCCATCCGCGCAGCAATATCTATGGCTGCGCACGCTGAGATGGGACGTGGATACAGCCACCTGGAGCATCCTATGAAGAAGCCACTGATCCCCTGCAAGGGGCTGGATCTGCGGCCGGGGATGGCCAATGCGCCGGGATTCTGCACCCATCTGAAAAATATAGTGGTGACGACCAATGGACGCCCGGTGCGCCGGCCGGCATTGGATTATCGGCTGGCTTTGCCGGCCGGGTCGGTGGGGTTGCATGCGGTGGGGGATGATCTGCGGATCCTTGCCCCGAGCGGCACCGATGACAGCAATCTGGCCCCCACCGTGACCATCGACTACATCACCGACCCGGGCCAGTCGATCGCTGCCGTGCTGGGGGCCATCGCTGATTTCAGCGGACGGACCATGGCGCTGGTGCAGTTGGCCGATGACTCGACTGCTTTGCACCACTGCCCACCCACGGGGACGGAGCCGGGGACGAGCACGCTGTTGTCGCCGGGGTTCACCCCGCAGTTCAGTCTGATCAAGGCCGCCGGCCGGGCCTGGACCCTGGATGGCAATCTGCGTTCGCTGCGCGGTTCGCGTTTGGAAGGTACGGATCCGGCCACCCTGGAGGACTGGACTTCGGCATCGACCGATGACGGGCCGCTGTCGTTGGACGTGGCCAACTATTCCGCCGGGCGAGGTCGGCCCATGTGCCTGGGAACCTTCGCCGGGCGGGTGGCGGTGTTCTATCGCGGGGCCGTGCTCTTGTACCGGATGGATGAGAACCAGAACCGGATCGGGCTGGAACAGGCCGTGGCCGGGCCGGGCACGCGGGCCGAACGCTCGCCGGTGGAGATTAACGGGGATCTGGTGTTCCTGTCGGACTCGGGCATCCGCCTGGTGTCGCAGGTGACGCAGACCCTGGACGCTCGGGCCGATGCCATGGGTGGCAAGGTGGACGATTATGCCCTGAATCTGGCGGCCAACCTGTCGCTCGAACCCATCGGACACTATTGCAGCCGACTGGGGTGCTATCTGCTGGCCTTCGGCCAGGACGTGCTGTGCCTGTCGATGGTGCCGGGGGAATCGGTGCGCGGGTGGAGTACCTGGCGGCTGCCGGTGCCGGTGCATGCCTTTGCCGAAGCCCAGGGACTGACCTGGATCAGGTCGGGCAACATGTTGTTCAGCCTGAATCCGTCGATCGACGTGGATGATACCGGACCGTCCACCACGGCAGCCATCCCGGTGCTGTATGAGAGCGTGCCGGACCGATCGGAATACGATCAGGTCGCGCTGCGGGTGTCTGTGACCAGCACGGAATCCGTGGCGGTGCAGGTGGTGGCCGATGACCGGCCGGCCCTGGCGGTGGATGAGACGCTGCTGGGTAGACCGACGATCGTGCCGGGTCGCGCTCCGGAACCGGTGTCCTTCCCCGTGACCAAGGTGGGCAAGTCGATCGCCATCCGGGTGTTCGACGCCGAGGCTGGGGCCGACTGGCGTCTGGATGATCTGGCCCTGGAGGTGACGCGATGATCTACGATCAGGCGGTGCTCATGGACTTTCTGGCCACGGTGATCTGGCCGTCGCGGACGCTGCGCGTGACCACCGGGAGCGAACAACAGTTCGATCTGGTGGGTACCTGGGACGTGGACCACGACACGCCGATGGCCTGGGTGGATGGCAACCGGATCAGCGGAACCATCACCTGGATCAACGCCAGTCGGGTTTCCCTGCCCAGCGCGGTAGCGGCCGGAAAGCAGGTCATCATCCTGGTATCGCCGGGGGCTGGCTCGGGATACCTTCCCAGGACCGGGCTGGCGGCCATGCTGGGGGATCTGGACTGCGGCGGCAACCGGCTGAAGCACGTGGAGGCCAGCGAGGAGGAAGACGACGGGGTGAACCGCGGCGAGGTTTCGACCATGATCGCTGGCATCCTGGGGGCCAACTACCTGCTGCTGACCGGTGGACAGATGATCGGAGGTCTGCTGCTGCGGGCGGCCAATGCCATCACCGGGGCCGCGGAAGCGGTGCGGCGGGACATGGTGGCCCTGCGGGATGGCACGCAGGCGTTCACCGCCAAGGTCAGCGGCATCGAGGCGACGGATCCGGCCCACCTGGCCACGTTGTCGAATGTGACGGCAGCGGTAGCTGCGGCAGTGGCCGGGACGATGCGGAGACTGACCATTGCGGACGGTCTGGTGGCATCGAGCGCGGCGGTGGACGTGACCGGGGTGGGGTGGAGATCCTGGTCCTGCGCGTTCTTCACTGGGTCGCCACGCCTGCCGTTGTGGTCGGCCCTGACGCCGAATGTGGACGACCTGACTGCCAATGACGTGGCCTGGGTAGGTGGTTGGTCGACGGATTTGTCGGCCTGGCAGTTCGCCATGAACGGAGACGAGGAGTCCTTCGGCATGTCGCTGTTGGGCGTGGCGGCGGTGGATGCCGATACCCTGCGGGTGCGGATCCGCTGCCGCTACCATGACTGCGATGCGCCCAACACGACCTTCCTGGAGAACATCCCCAACCTGGATTCCTGGACGCTGGTGAGCCAGAACGCCGGGCATTATAATCTGCAAGCGAAGATGGTGGCGAGTGACGTGGCGATAGGGCCGCTGACGCTGCGGAAGTACACCCTGACGTTTTTATCAGACCGCTTCGATGCGGACAGCCGGGTGGTGATGGGGGCTGGGAATCTGGCCGATGCCGGGCAGGGCAATCCGGTGGGGTCGCTGCGGCCCCTGTCCGGGTCCGTGTTCTATGACGCCGCGGTGTCGGCATAGGAGGCAGCATGTTGACCCAAGCCGATTATGAACGCGCCAGAAGCCCGATCCGCAGTCATGTGCGGTATCTGACTGATGCCATCACCGGGCGGGGAACGGGGTTCACCGCGGCCAATGCTGCCAGCGCACCGGACTGGGAAGGGCGCTGGTTGACCAGCGATCAGGATCGCCTGCGACAGATCGACCTGTTGGAGAAGACCACGGGAGATCCGCGTTTCAGGAAACAGATTGACGACCAGGCCGACACCTTCCGGACCAGCGCGGTGAAGCAGTCCGAGGCAGGCCATCGGGACGTGATGGGGGCGGCCCGGGCCGACCTGGCCCGGGGTGGGGTGGTTGGCAGTTCGATGGATGCCGAGAGAACCGCGGCCATCGACCTGCGCTTGGCCAAGGCGAAAGCCCAGGCCCAGGCCCAGGCCGAGGAGATCAGGGCAGCCGGGTTGACCGGTCTAGGCAATCAGGAGCAGCAACTGCTGGAACAGATCCTGGCTGAGGACGAGGACTATGGACCAGCCATGGAGGCCCAGAACACGGCGATCCAGGGGGCCGGGATGAGCAGTCAGGCCAATCAGGATTATGATACCCTGCTGGCAAGTGCTGTGGCGGGATTCCTGAACAACACCGGCACGCCAGCCCTGACCGAGGGCTTCACGGCAGCGGATCGGGAAAATCAACGACGCTACGATGCCTGGAGGGACGGCGGCTATCAGAACGGCCGTCCCGATACCGCATCGTGGTGGAACCTGTGAAAGGAGCATGACATGGTGGCACCATTGGCGATCGGCGTAGGGTTGGGCGTGGCCGGGGCCGCGGCCAACTACATCGGAGGGCGGCAGGCGGCCCGCGCCCGGCAGCGAGCCATACGCCGCTGGCAGGAGCAGCGGACGGCCCTGTTGGATCAACTGGGCACCAACGCCTGGGAAGGATCCAGGGACAGGGCCGCCACGTTGTCGGCGGCCATCACCGGGCTGAATGACTCCCAGGAGACGGCTGGCAATGCGGTGGCCACGCCCACGGTGGAGCGGCCGACCGGCGCACCCGGGGGCAGCCAGGACTATCTGGCCGCCTATCTGCGCGAGGCCGGTCAGGCCGGCGATCTGGCCGATACCGAACTGGCCGCGGATGCGGCCCAGGCACGGGTCGGCAGAGGGCGGCAGGGTGTGGGGGACGCTGCCTGGAAGGCCGGCATCGGGGAACGGACCAGGACGGCAGGCAGATCGCGCAGGTCCATGCAACTGCGGCAGGCCATTGCCCAGGTGGATGCGGAACTGGCACGGCTGGATGCTCCGGATTCTGCCTATGCCTGGCAGACGCTGGGTGGACTGCTGAACGCTGGCAGCCAGGGGACGCTGTACGCGGGGGCCAGGTCATGAGCGATCGACTGACCTTTCGGGCCATGAGCCAGCCGGGCGGGATGAACCAGTCCATCGCTGATACTATCGCCGGAGGTCTGAAGGCCTGGGCCGACATGCGGGAGCGCCAGGATCTGCGGGAACGCAACGCTAAGAAGGAAGCCTTCCGCGAAGCGTTGATGCGAGCTGAACTGGGGGTGGCGGATCCGAATCTGGAAGGGCCGGCAGAGCCATCGGTGGTCCCGGCCGGGGTAGGCCCCTGGGTGGGACAATGGAACAACCCCGAGCAGGACACCGTCCCACGGTCACCCTTGAACCGCGACCAGTTGGCGATGGTCAAGAAGACCTTGCAGAACGCCTTGGAGCGCGAGGAGCAACAGAATCAGGAACGGAAGATCCATCGCCGCAAGGCGGTGGCTGAGGGCTTTCTGGAACCGGGGACCATCCAGGAACCGGCCGCCGGTGGGACGGTCACGGTCCAGGATCCCATTGAGGCGGAACTGGGCAGGGAAGCCATGGCCATGCGCCGGGCGAAGATCGACGCCCTGACCGCCAAGGGGAATCCCACGGCCAAGCCGATGGGGCTGGCGGAAAAGCTGCGCTTGGCGGAATCGCGGGCCATGGCCAAGAAGGGGACCGGAGACTACGGACAGAAGCAGGCGATCAGCGAGGCCGACCTGCAAGAGGAACTGCGGCTGATCGAGGAACAGGAGAAGGGTGTCCGCAATCCGGAACCCATCGAACTGATGCGGTTGAAGGCGGTGCCGGGGATGCTGATGGAGGCCATCGGAGGAAAGTCTGGCGTGACGCAGGATCAGATCGACACCCTGCGGAGGGGTCCGATGCGGGAACAGGTGGATGCGGAATTGCAGCGCCTGGAAAAGCCGGCTGGACGCGGGACCACGACGGGGAAGGAGGCCCTTCGGCAGCAACTGACCGAGGGCACCAGCCAGCGGCAGAAGGACATTGATTATGCCAACCAGTATTGGGGAGCCGATGACGGAGCAGCACCCAGGAGCCTGGGGAATCGTCTGGAGTCGATGTCCGCTGATCTGGCGCAGCGGGGAATATCTGCCTTCGATGAGAGTGCGGTGGATGAGGCGATCTCCACGGCCAGGCCGGATCTGACGCCGGCCAAGCGGAGCATGGTCAAGCGGGCGCTCTATCTGCGGCTGGCAGCAACGAAGCTGAATCCGGCCACCGATGTACCGGCCATCATGCGCGAGTTCACCGACAGTTTGACCGCGGAGTAACCATGCCCGGCAAGCTCGATGCCTTCATCCGTGCGGCTGGTCTGGATCCGGTGTCCCAGGACATGGATCCGGTGGACCGGTTCATCGAGGGCGCAGGCAGCGTTGAGGCGGATGCCCTGCGCAACCTGGATCGGATGAGCGAGTCCGGGATCCTGCGCGAGGAGCAGGCGAGCGAGGATGATGCCCGGCTGCGCTCCCGCTTGGGTCGCTTGGGATGGCTGGCTCCAGAGGTGTCGGGGGCGATGCGGTCGATTAGCTCAACCCAGCAGGCCCTGGGCCTGGGGAGTCCATCGGAGCAGGAGGATGCCGAGAGTACCGCGGAATCGGTGCAGATCGCCAATCCTGGTTTGCTCACGTCCATTCGCCAGGGGGCGGGCGGGGTGGCGGCAGACCTTCCGCTGATGCTGGCCGGCGGTCCGCTGGCAGCCCCGGTGCGCGGGGTGAAGGCCCTGGCATCGCTACCGAAGCTGCGAGCGGCCCTGGAGGTCGGGGCAGCGGTGCAGCCCCTGGCCCTGCGGGAAGGGGCCGTGGCCGCCCGGCAGAACGGGATCGGGTCAGGCTTGGCCAACTGGACCATCGAGACGGCCATCCCCAGCATGTTCGGCAAGACTGGTGCAGAGCGGGTGATCCTGGGAGCCGGCAAGGAGCATGGCGTCCGGATGATCCGAGACCGACTGATGACACTGGCCAAGGATGCCGGATGGGAGGGATCCGAGGAGGTCGTCACCGAGTTGGGACATGCGGTGTGGGAGGCCATGAGCGGCGAGGATCCTAATGCCCTGGATACAGCCACATTGGCCAGGCGGCTGACCGTGGCGGGGGCGGTTGGCGGTCTGATGGGTGCGGGGTTCGCAGGGGCTGAACTATCTAGTGACGAGCTTGCTAAACAGCTCCACCTGCGCACGGCACAACGCGAGGATGATGCGCTGTATCGTGAGATGCTGCCGGAATTGCAGCGGCAGAGCATGACGGATCTGGTCAGCGAGGTTCCGGACATGCCGCGCCAGGTGCGGCCAGAGTTGCGGGACACCGATGCCACGTTGCGGCAGGCGGACGTCGACAAGCTGGCAGCGATCAAGGCGCGGTTGGCCGAGCAGTTGGCGGACGAAGAAGCTCAGAGGGCCGGGGGAAGTCCGCAGGGCGTGTCTGCGGACGTGGACACCGGACCGGTGGCCCGGCAGCCGGTCCCTGTTGAGGAGGTGGCGAACCCGCCGCCGGCAGCCTTGGAACGGACGCTGCGCAAAAAGCCGATCAGCTATGAGGAGTACAAGGCGCAGATGCTGGCCCTGTTGAAGGCCGGCGAGAAGTATCAGGGTCAGGCTGGAGAAGCCTTCATTTCCAGCGCCATGGCCGATCTGGAGCAGGAGCATCCGGAGCATGCCCAGCGGTTGGATGAGGAATCCAATGCCCTGCCGGCGACGGCTCCGAATGATATTCGAAGCACATCCGAAACACCAAGCGGCGTAACTGATTGGCGCAACGGCGGATCCGCGTTCGCCAAGGTCAGCATGGCCCCGAAGATCCCGGACATTCAGACGATGAAGCCGGAGGATCAGGAACTGCTGGGGGACAGCGCGGTGGAGGTGCTGCGGCGGGAGGCCCAGCGGCCCAAGAAGAAGAAGAACGACAAGCCGCCCAAGGTGGTGAGCAAGGCCAAGGCCATCCTGAAGACCCTGGGACGCCAAGGCGAGGTGACGCCGAAACCGGCCACGCCGGCCGAGGGACAGGCCACGCTGGATGAGCAGTTGGCCAGCAAGCCCGTTCTGAAGCCCACAACGCCCGCTGTGGAACCCGGATCCGTGACCGAGGCGTCCATCGACCTGTCGCGGGCCGTGGCCGAGCGGCCGGACGTGCAGAACGCCCTGAAGAACACGCCATCCACCGCCAATGCCACCATCGAGCGGGCCATCGGGGAGGAATACGGGAAGTTCGGCATGCTGAAGCTGCCCAGCGATCCCGGACGGGTCAAAGCCTGGGAGCAGGTCATCAAGGATCACCGAGCGGATCCTAGCATCCATGCCCTGGGGGCGCGGGTGCGGGGGTTCGTGAAGAAGGCCCAGGACGCCACACCGGGTACGGAAGCAAAACCCGGTAATAAAAATGACCTTGGTCGCATGGACCAAGGTCAAAAGATCGGACAAGCCGATCAGGCCAGTGTTGCTGGCGTTTCTATCCGCGCCGGTGAAGGCGACGAGAACGAAACGATAAAAGACGAAAGTGACGTGTCAACGAGCAATAATGAATGGACATTGCCACCAGGATATGCCGTTGGTTATCGCTGGAATATTGCAGATCCAGAACGTCCGAGTTGGAACAGCGCAGAAAATAGACCGGAAGCCGGAATATCAATGTTGCGTTCGGTGTCACTAGATAACGATACCCATGATACTGGAGGTTGGTTTCACAGTGGGAAACTGCATTTCTATACCGGAAAGCTGCTCAAGGAAAAAGGAAGCGATGGAGAGCCTTTGTATGAGGTTGGTTCTATACGTGAAATAAATCGAAAAACATTTGAGTCGCTTGCTGCTGCCGCAGGAGCGATAAATGGTGAAGCATGGCGCAAAACAACGTTGGTAAAAATAACTACGGAACAAGCTGGTTTAGGTAGGTCAGACCCGGTTTTTTATTTTAGTGACGGCACAAAACTCAAGTCTGAATGGCATAGTCTTGTCAATTTTGGCCTGACACCAGATCAAATTGAAACAATCCATAATAACACTAAAGAAACAAGCGGTTGGCCAAATTATGAAAGGCAATGGAATGGTAATTTTCTAGTTAGGGTTAATAATGTAGGATCTAAAGACGTGGTGCAAATTAAATCAAAAAAGAAAAAACATGCCGAACAACCACCTGCGTCAGTTCGCCCTGAATCTACACGCCCTGAGTCGGAACGTCCTGCGGCAGCACCGGCAATGCCGGATCGTACAGCGCAGGATCTCCCGCATGACGCTGCACCTGGTGCTCCAAAGTCGAGTCCAGGAGCAGAGGAAGCTCCCCCAACGCAGCCTGTGGACATGCCTGCGCCGGTCGTGCGAAACCCCCAGGATCAAGTCACCCGCACCATAGCCGCGGCCGAGGCCCTGGCGGATGCCCTGGATGAGGCCGGCCAAGCCCTGAACTGGCAAAAGCTGTTCCGGATCTGCGACCAGGCCTTTGGCGGGACGCAGGGCCAGGGGGCCTACAAGGTGCAGGACGCCTACGAGGCGCTGCAACTGGCGGTGAACAAGGTCATTGCCCGGCACCCCCATCTGGCCAGCCCAACGGCCGACAGCCCAGCCGAGGGGCTGAAGTTCATGGCCGATCTGGAACGTGACCTGCCGACGCAGACGGCCAGGACCGGGGAGCAGATCTCGCACCAGCAATTCAGCACGCCGCCCAGCTACGCCTTCATGGCCAACTGGGTGGCCAACCTGCGGCCGGGTGAGGTGTACCTGGAACCATCCGTGGGAACCGGGTCGCTGGCGGTGTTCGGGCGTATGGCCGGGGATCGGGTGCTGGGCAATGAACTGTCCGAGCGGCGGGCCAAGCTGGCCGAGACGCTGGGCATTGAGATGACCACGGAGAACGCCGACCATCTGGCGGCGATCTATTCGGCCCAGGGCAAGCCGCAGCCGGGCGTGGTGGTGATGAACCCGCCGTTCAGCGCCACCGCCGGGCGAACCGACAAGCGGGACCTCCTGACCGGGGCCAGGCACATCGAGCAAGCCTTCCAACTGCTGCCGCCGGGCGGCCGGCTGGTGGCCATCGTGGGCGAAGGCATGGCCTTCAACGCCAAGGCTTACCGTGAGTGGTGGGCCACGCTGGGACGGCAAGCGCATGTTCGGGCCAACATCGAGGTGCCGGGGACGGTGTACCACAAGTATGGCACCACCTTCGGGACCCGGCTGCTGGTCATCGACAAGCCGGCCGAGGGGGAAACGCCCCTGGGAACGCAGGCGGCGGTGACGGGAACGGTGGCATCGCTGGCTGAACTGGGTACACTGCTCAAAGGAGTCCGCGATGGACGTCAAGCGCCTGTTCAAGCTGCGCGAAACCCTGAACCGCCACCCGCTCAATCGGGCGGCCCAGGCGATTCTGGAGAAGGACAAGAAGACGGTGCAGCCGGGAAGCCTGGGAGTGGCGAGCCTGGTGGCGGAAGCCCTGGAGCAGTTTCCGGAACTGTACCGCCGGTATCGGGGGATCGACGCCCTGGACCGCGACGGAATCGACTGCCTGGTCAGCGATCTGAACCAGAATCCCAAGGGAGCGATGGCGGCCCTGGAGGACGTGGATCCGCAGGAACTGTCGCAGATGGATCTGGAAAGCGCGGGGACCTACCTGCTGGACACGTTGAGCAGCCTGGTCACGGATCCGTCCGAGTAGAGCAGGCCGACAGCGGGCCGGTTGAGGATCAGGGCGAAACCTACGCCACCTACAAACCGTCTCTGGCCATCCTAGGAACCAAGCCGCATCCTGCCGAGCTGGTGGAATCGCAGGCCATGGCGTCGGTGAAGGCTCCGCGGGTGACCTATGAACCGCGGCTGGACCAGAAGGTCATCACCGAGGGAAGGTTGTCGGATGCCCAGTTGGAGCAGTTGGTCCGGGCCGGGGCGGCCATGGAAAACCTGCTGCCCAATGGTCAGCGGCAAGGATATTTCATCGGGGACGGGACCGGGGTGGGCAAGGGCCGCACCATCGCCGGGGTGATCCTGGATCAGGCCAACCATGGCCGGAAGCGGGCGGTGTGGGTGAGCATGAAGCCGGGACTGATCGCGGATGCCCAACGCGATTGGACCGGACTCGGCGGGAAGGCCGAGGATCTGTTTGCCATCAAGAACGTGAAGGCCACGGGGAAAATCCCGCCACGCAATGGCATCGCCTTTATCAGCTACAAAACCCTGGCCACCAAATCCGGGGCGCAGGATGCCCTGGCCAATGCTGACCATGGGAAAGAGGTCAAACCGGGCGGTCGCATCCAGCAACTGGTGGAGTGGCTGGGCAAGGACTTTGACGGGGTGATCGCCTTCGATGAGGCCCACAACATGGGAAATGCGGTGGCCATCAAGGGTCGGCGTGGGGTCAAGAAACCGTCGCAGATGGCGCTGGCCGGTTTGCTGTTGCAGCAGTCCTTGCCCAAGGCTCGGGTGCTGTATGTGAGCGCCACCGGAGCCACCGAGGTGAGCAACCTGGCCTATGCCACGCGCCTGGGCTTGTGGGGCGATGGGACGGCCTTTGCCGATGCCAAGGCGTTCATCAATGACATTGCGGCGTCTGGTCTGGCGGGCATGGAACTCGTGGCCCGGGATCTGAAGGCCACCGGCCGGTATCTGGCCCGGTCGATCAGCTTTCGCGGGGTGGGCTATGAGCGCCTGACCCATAACCTGACCGAGGATCAGACGGCCATCTACAATGAGCTGGCCAAGGCCTGGCAGGTGGTGCTGCGCAACATCTGGGCCGCCCTGGAATCGACGCGGCAGGGAAAGAACCGAGACGCCAGAAAGAACGCCATCGGGGCGTTCTGGAACGCTCACCAGCGATTCTTCAACCAGGTGCTGACCGGCATGCAGATGCCGGCGGTGATCCAGAGCATGCAGGCCGATCTGGAACGCGGCGATGCCCCGGTGGTGCAACTGGTGAACACCAACGAAGCGGCCACCAAGCGGGCCTTGCAGGCCAGGGAGGCAAAACAGGCAGAAGAAGATGACGACGAGGATGACCTGTCCAGTCTGGACCTGACGCCGCGTGAGATGCTGATGCAGGCGGTGAAGAACGGCTTTCCGACCGTGCAATACCAGGAGGTCACGGACAAAAATGGCAATACCACGTCGGAGCCGGTCAAGGACAGCAAGGGCAACCTGGTGGAGAACCCCCAGGCCGTGGCCATGCGCAATCAACTGCTGAAGAACCTGGCAGACATCCGCACCCCGGACGGGCCGATGGAGCAGATCCTGGCGGCCTTCGGGCCGGATCAGGTGGCCGAGGTGTCGGGCCGCACGGTGCGGGTGGTCGGCAAGAAGCAGGCGGACGGATCCTGGAAGACGGTGCAGGAGAAACGATCCCAGGCCAAGGCCATGAAGGAGGCGGCCGAGTTCCAGGATGACAAACGCAAGATCCTGATCTTCAGCGCGGCCGGTGGCACCGGGTTCAGCTTCCACGCCGATCGCAAGGCCAAGAACCAGCGGCCCCGGCGGCATTACGTGCTGCAACCGGGATGGCGGGCGGACAGCGCCCTGCAAGGCCTGGGGCGCAGCCATCGGACCAATCAGGCCCAGCCGCCTACCTTCATCCTGACTTCGACCGATTTGCGGGCGCAGAAGCGGTTTATTTCCACCATCGCCAGACGCCTGGATCAACTGGGAGCCTTGACCAAGGGCCAGCGGCAGGCCGGATCCGGGGGGCTGTTCAGCGCGGCCGACAACCTGGAGAGCGATGCCGCCGAGACGGCCCTGGATTGGTTCACCAAGGATCTGGCCTACGGGAAGATCCCTGGGGTCAGTGTCGCGGAGTTTGAGGCCGAGACGGGATTGGCGATCCGGGATGGCGCATCCGGGAAGGTGGAAACCCCGGAAATGCGGCAATTCCTGAACCGCATGCTGAGTCTGAGCACCGACATGCAGAACCAGGTGTTCGACGCCTTCCAGGAGCGGTTGGACAAGACCATCGAGATTCAGAAGGCCAATGGCACCCTGGACGTGGGGTTGGAAACCCTGAAGGCCGACAAGATCGAGGAAACCGGGCAGCAGGTGGTCCATACCGATGCCAAGAGCGGGGCCACGACCATCCGGCATGACTTGCAGGTATCGAAACGGAACAAGACCATCGACTTCGATCAGGCTCTGGCAAATGGCAGGAATTGGTCCAGATCCGGGGAAGTCTCTTTTGTTCGTCATGAACGCAGCAATCGGGTATGGATCCTGTCAAGCAGCGACAGAACAAAGACCGATAAACAGGGACGAATCGAAACGACCTATTCCAAGATCGGCATCAATGGATTTTCTGACCTTCTTCCTCGGTCTGAGTTCGGAAAATACCGACAGATCGACGAGGAGACGGCGAGAAGCCTATGGTCTGACGAGTTGGCCAAGGCTCCGGAGTTCAGGGTCGAAGCCATGCACCTGTTTTCCGGTGCCTTGTTGCCGGTGTGGGATCGTCTGCCGAGTACGGACGTGCGGGCCATGCGAGCGACCTTGCAGGATGGTCGGTCCATCCTGGGGCGCGTCATCCAGCCGTATCAGATCGATCAGGTGATGCAGGACCTGGGGGTGGCCGATGCGAATGCCAAGATCCTGGCACCAGCGGAGGTGATGCAGGCCGTGGAGAACGGGCAGACGGCCGTCCTGAGAAACGGCTGGAAGATCAAGCGGGTGCGCTTTGGCGGGGAGATGCGGGCCGAGATCACTGGCAAGTCATCCAGCCGGGAGCTGGATACGTGGCGCGGATCGCTGGAAAATGCCGGGGTGGATGCGGTCTATAAGGAGTGGAATTACCGCTATTTCCTGCCCTTCGGGCAACCGGCGGTGTGGGAACGGATCCTGGCGGATCGGCCGCTGGCGCGGCTGGGGGAACCGGAGGAAAACGAGGACCAGCCAGTGCAGGAGGCTCCGCATCGGATCCCGGGCGAAGACGCCACGGGACGGAAGCCCAAGGAAGTGGCAGCATTGGCAGCCGCGGAGAGACAGAGCAGACGGCAAGCCGCAGACCCGGATGCACCGACGAGACAAATCGTAAAAAAGGACTTGCCCGGCCGCATGGAAGGCATCCGCGAGGGCCGAAGGTTCAAGCGGGTGGTCCTGGTGGAAGGCGACGGGATGCGGGTCGATCCGCTGACTGGGGTGGTGTCGATCGGATCCAAAGTCGCGGATGCGGCCCAAGCCCAGGATCTGGCCAGCGCCCTGCGCGAAGCCGAGAGGATCAGCGGGGAGGCTTTGGCCAAGGTGCCGGATGACCTGCGGTTGGAGATCGAGGGCGAGGGATACCGGGTGGCCAAGGCGCTGGCCGGGGAGCTGGGCGAAGACCTGGCTGCGCTCAGGAGGGTGCTGCGATGCTTGGGCGGTTGAATATGCCGTTGCGGAAGATGCCGGCCACGCCGGTGGTGCCCCAGGAACCGAGGCCAGAGCCGCGGCATGAACCAGACAGCAATCCGAGGGATGTTGTGGAAGCATTCCGGGAAATGCTGCGAGATGTGCGCGAGGCCAACCAGCCTCGGGCAGATGCGCAGAACATTGCCAAAATCGTGGCCAGCGAGGTGGCCAAGGCCCTGAGCGGGTCGACAAGGACCTATACCGTCGAAATCAACAAGGACGAGCGCGGGAGCACCACCGGGATGACGGTGCGGGTGGGGGTTCAACCATGAGCGGGGTAGATTCCAAAAGGATTATCAAGATCATGGCCGATCTTGAACAATGCGCAGGCAGCCATTGCCCGCGAAAAAATGAGTTTTTCAAGGTGCTTACCGAAACCGTGATTGAGCAGCGCGAAACCGACGCCGCTATCGCGGATGAGCATGAAGCACCAGAGATTGCGGAAGCGATCCGTAACCAACCCAATGTTCCATGAGAGGAACAAAACATGAGCATGTCCAATGCCACCGAAAACGCGACTCTGAAGATGCACCTTCAGGGCACGGACCCCAGCTATCGGTCAGCGGCAACGCAGTACCTGGCCCTGGTGTCGCTGGCTAGCCCTGACGAGGCTGATCCGCTGGCGTCTGAACTGACCTATACCGGGTATGCCCGGGTGGCGCTGACCAAGGCCAGCGCCTGGACGGACAACGGAAGCAATTTCACGAATGCCGCCCTGATCCAGTTCGGCAAGCGCACCGATGCCGGGGCCACGCAGACGGGGCGGGCCGTGGTGGTGGTGGACACCGCCAGCGGTGCAGTGAATCAAGCCATCATCGCGGCGCTGGCGGCCGAGTTGGCGATCAATCAGAACATCCAACCGCAGATCGCCGCTGGCGATCTGACCATCGCGGCCGACTGACATGATCGAGACGGTGGCGGATGTGGCGGCAGCCTACCAGGCCGGACGGTGCTGGACTGGGATCTTGCGTCGCAATGGACCGTATATGCCGGCTTCGTGCTGGACCGATCTGAGCTATGCGAGCGGGATTCCGGCGGGCAATTACTATGCAAGCACTCCATTGACCGCGGCGGTGCTCAACGGCATGGATGGTATCGACGTGGGGCCGGCGGTGGCAGACGGGCAAACGCGGTATCTGCACCAATTCCTGGTGCTTCCGCCAGCAACGACCATCGGCATCGGACAGTTCCTGCTGCATGATGTGGTGATGTACTACCCCTTCATTGACGGGGACGGCGGGCTGCAAAATCTGGTCAACCCCATCTCCATCCCCAGGCATGGCGGCAGGGGATGCCGCATCATGGCGGTGGTGCAGGGAGCTGGATCTTTTTATGCGGACTGCCTGATCACATATACCAATGAGGCCGGCGTGCCTGGCCGGCAGGTGTACGTGACGCTCAATTTTTCGTCAAGCGCCGGCAGCCTGGCATCAAGCGCCCTGGCCGGCGTGGCTGTCAACTATCCGTGCGGTCCGTATATGCCGTTGGCTGCCGGTGATCTTGGCGTGCGCTCGATCGAGGCGATCGAGGTGCTGGCAGCGGCCGGTGGCATTGTGGCTCTGGTGATCTGCAAACCGCTGGAAACCGTGGGGATGGCCGAGGCCACGGTGTCGCCCTGCGAGGCGGACTATCTGCTGGACCGACTGCATCTGCCGCCCATCGCAGAGGGGGCATATCTGGGAATGCTGGCCATCGGAACGGTAGCCGGCACTCCGCAAACACTGACCGCAACCATCACCACCATCTGGGGGTAACCATGGCTTTCACATCCATCGACGACATGACCAGTGAACTGGCGGCCGGAAAGGGATTCCGGGCTGATTTTTTCAAGATGACGAGTTCCGTGGCAATGGTCGCGGGGAACGCCTACGATTTGGCGCAGGGCACCGGTAACCCGCCGAACACCAACGCCTACTCTGGAACGGCTCTGACCGCGACGGTGCCGGACGATACGCTGGGATGGGGGATCCCCCATGGCGGTAATGTGAGTACCGACACCAAGCAGGTGCTCAATGCCGCCATGCAGGCCATCGGATCGAATAGCGCCCCCGGCATCGCCATGCTGATGGACATCGCCCTGTATTATCCAGGGATTGATCTGAAAAGCACATCGTTGCAGACCTTCACCAATACCCTGTCGCTGACACGGCACACGGATGGCAAGGGTCTGCGGGCTTTCTTGCTGGTCACCACGCAGAGCGGCAACCCCACCGGAACCCCGCGCATGTCGGTGTTCAACTATCGAGATCAAGATGATAACGATGCCGCTTATAGTGGCATGACCATCGACTTTCTGACTGGTGCCACCAACAAGCCGACCGTGGCGCATATCGTGCATGCCGGGCCGCAAGCCAATCTTCCTGGGCTGTTTCTGCCGTTGAATGCTGGAGACACCGGAATCAAGCGGGTCAACAGCATGCAGCTTTCGACCGCTTATGGCGGGGCTACGACACTGACCGGGTGCATGGTGTTGTGTAATCCGATCTTGTCGGTGCCGTTGGTAGCGGTGGGTGCGCCGGGTGAACGGTCATTCCTGTTCAACGTTCCGGCCAAGACGATCATTCCGGACGGGGCTTGCCTGTCCTGGCTCTATCTGCCGGGAGCAGCGGCGGCGGCATCGAGCATCTTCCAGGGGCATCTGGACCTGGGCTGGGGCTGATCATGCTGTGGGGCAACCGCTGTAATCAGAACCGGACCTGCAATAACATCCTGATCAATGGGACCATTCCATCGCAGGTGTCGCCGTCCGCGGTGATCCAGACGGATCGTATGTGTTTCGGTCCGCTGGCCGCCGTTCCCAGCGGGTACGGCTGCGAGAACGCCATCATGCCGGCTGTGACCGGTGGGGCGATGGCTTCGTATCGGCTGGGCAGGATCACGATCAGCGGTGGTGCAGATGGGGCGCTGGGCCGAAACATGGTGGCCGTAGGCACCATGGAGGTGGGAGCCATCGCGGTGGGTGGTCTGATCGCGGGCGGGGTGGCCTTGGGGACGATCGAGGTTGGAGGGTTGGCGTTGATCGCTGCCGTGGTCAGTTCGACCGCGGTCGGGACATTGACCCTGAGCGGGAGCTGCAACATCGGCGCTTTGGGCGGTATGGTGGCCGAGGCCACGGTGACGGTGACGGGCACGGTGCAGCCGTGGGCGCTGGGCTGGATGACCGCTACGACCGAGGAATCAGGTCTTACGCCGGCCGGGATCGCCCGTGCGGTGTGGAGCGCCATGGCGGCCAGCAATAATGAGCCAGGAACGATGGGCGAGAAGGTCAACGCCGCAGGTTCTGCCGCAAATCCCTGGACCGATCCGGTGGGGCTGGCTCTGGCTGATCAGGTGTATGATCTGTATCGGATCCAGGGCCTGGAGGTGGGACATCCGATGACGGTGACGCCGACCAGCCGGGTGGCCGGGGATCTGGTGCTGGCGCTGTCAGGTGATGGGGTGACAACCACCACCGTGACGAGGTCCTGATATGTTCGTGCGCTCCGTGGCCCTGGGAGGATTCCTGGAATCCGGAACGCTGCCCCGGGCGACCGAGGGGTATCTGATCAGCGAACGGCCCTGGACGATCCAGGTGGGCGGTCCGCTCCGCAGGATGCCAACACCGCGCAAGGTGTGGATCCCCATCAAACGCCAGGATCTGAGCGACGATGACCTGATGCTGATGGCCCTGGCGATCGTCATGGCCATCGAGGAGGGATAGACATGCCGACCTTGGCACGCTGCTTGGATCTGGCCCAGGTGCCCGATCTGCTGAAAGAGAAGATCCGCGAGCACATGGCCCTGACGCCGGATCCGCAGGCGGTGATTGAGGGTCTGATTGCCGCGGCTGTGGAAGACATCGAGGCGGTGCGGGAGGAACTGAGGCGGCTGGGGTATGCCGTGGATCCGGTGGAGGTCCCCGTTGCGAGCGTACCGGGTACGGAAGGCGTACCGGGTCCTCAACCCGTGCAGGCGGCCCCGGCGAAACAGGCGGCAGGGAATCGGATCAAGGTGGCCCCCATCCCCAAGGGCAGTCCGGATGCCCCGGCCACGGTGGACAAACTGAAGACGGTGATCCGCAATCTGCGGCAGGCGATGGTCGATGCCGGGGCCGGGGATCCTGGACTGTATGAGGGCGAGGCCCCGGCCGGAACAGGCGGGGTGTTTGATCCCAATACCGGATTGACCGCCTTGCGGCGTCATGGGGATCTAGAGAACGCCGCCCATGAGATTTCGCACCAGGTTGCGTGGACATTCGAACTGCCGACCGAGGGGACGGCCGGGATGGCCTTGCAACTGGCCGAGTTCGCTCGGTTCGGATCGGAGCCGCCCCACGGACTGACCAAGGATGAACGGCAGAAGTATCTGGACAACGAGGGTTGGGCAGAGTTCCTGCGCGGGTGGATTGTGAACCCGGCAGAAGCCGAGAGCCGAGGACCGGCCCTGGCAGAGGTCATGCGGCAGGGGATTCCGGGTGCGGTGCGCCAGGCGATGGAGGACTACGGGAACGCGGCCAGGGCCTTTTTGGGCCTGCCGGATAGCGAGCGGACCGTGGCCAACGTCGAAGGCATCGCCCAGGTGATCGAGCGCGGCAGCCTGGCGCAGAATCTGGCCGGGCTGGTGAACCTGCCGGCGGCCTTGGCCGAGGCCAGCAAGGGGACCAATGCCTTTGAGCGGTCGATGGGATTTGTGAGGGGCATGTGGTCGGGCGTGGTCGGGGACGATGCCGGAGGAAGCCGGCCGCGGATCCCGGAGACGCGGATGGGATTC